GGATTGCCTCAATCATTAAAAAATGTGTGCTTAAGGTCGGAAACCAAGTATTAAATGAAATTTCCGAATTTAGTGCCCTAAATCAAGTCAAGTCATCACTTATTAGTGGTGAAGTTCAGAAAGAACGAGAACAATTTTTAACTGGTCGTTGTATGGATAATGAATTTATTTATAAAGAAACAGGTGTAGCATCTACGAATAGTCGTCTTGCTGGAGCATATGGTTTATCTAATGGACGTGAATATACTGGTGGCGAATCTGGACTACTTGCTCGTCCCTGTTCTGTTATGGATTCTACGGATGCTGATAGTATTGCCCAATCCCCTTCTTATCAAGTTAGTTTATCGGAGATGTTTCCATTCCTAAAAACACACCAACTTCCTTTATATATGTTTGATGAAGCAATAAATATTGAACTAACATTCCATCCAGCAAACCATCGTGTATTAGTTCCTGCTGGAGGAACTCTCGGTGGTTCATATAATATTGATAGGAATGAAATTAAATTTTGTGCCGATTATTTATATTTTGGTGGTGGTGATGAAATGGTGAGGTATGCTCAGCAGAATCAAGATTTATCATTTTCTTTCCATGATTATCGTCTTGCTACTTCAAGTGTAAATCAAGCACAGGCGAGAAGTATTGTGAGGAATTTAGGTATGGCAAATCGTCTCGTATCTCGTGTGATTACTCTTTTTAATGGTGGAGGTGGAACAGGACAAGCAAATATACTCGGTAAAAATCAAGGTCTCGGTTTAGTTAAATCGGGCACTGGTGTAGTATCTCCTATTGAATATAATATCAGATATAATGATAGGTTTGAATTTAGTTCTAATGTTAAGAATACGGCACGACTTTTCTCTCTATTAACTGATTCGGAAGGTGTTCCATTTATTACTAAGGAACAATATTCAGGTGAGGGTGCTATTATAACAGATGCTACATATGAGGGACGAGCACAAGATACTGGAATTGCTCGTCATATGTTTTACAATTCTACTCGTCTTACAGGTGGTCGTGTCGGAACAAGGGGCATTGAACTACACCTCAAGGCAACTGATATGGACGCCACTATATCTACTATGTATAACTTTTCTGAATACTTACGAGTTGCTCGTCTACGTGGTGGATTCTTGGACGTATTTAATGTATAATTAAAATTATTCGTTTAAAATAAATTTATTATTTATATATATAATAATATATATTATAAGATGGCACAATTATTAAAAGGTGATTGTTTAAAAGAAATGGAAGAATTTGATAATGAATCAATAGATTTAATATTCTGTGATTTACCATATGGACAAACTGCTTGCTCGTGGGATTCGTTAATTGACTTGGATAAATTTTGGAAGGAGATTATGAGAATTAAAAAATTAAATACACCGATATTTATGACGACTACAACTAAATTTGGAATATCATTAATAAATTCAGCACCTAAAAAGTGTCCATTCAGATATGACATTGTATGGGAGAAGAGTTCTCCATGTGGGTTCTTAAACGCCCGTAAATTCCCAATGAGGAAGCATGAAATGATATATGTATTTTATGAAAAACTACCTATGTATGATTTATCAAGTCATACACATAAATTTGTAAAAATGTCAAAAGGACGATTTGGTAATTGTTATGCTGACCCTAATGGTAAAGTTGATGAAGCACCATCATTGAAGTATGACCCACCACTTCCAGTATCAGTTGTAAAAGAAGAACCACAAAAAATCACAAAAGTGGGTGCTAAATCTCTTTATGGAACTATACAAACTCACCAACCAGCAAATGACGATGGAACAAGAAGTAAATATCGTGGACAATCATATGACCCACCACTCCCTGTATCAGTTGTAAAAGAAGAGAAAGTATACGGGGACAATATTATATCTCATGATAAAGAACATCAAAAGAATGGAAGAAAAAGTGGAGAAAGTGTATATGACCCACCACTTCCAGTATCAGTGGTAAAAGAAGATGTATATAATGTAAAAGCACGATTAAAAAATGGTAAATTAAAATCATCTAATAAAGAATACACTCCACCACTGCCAACGTCAGTAGTAAAAGAACCCGAACCCGAACCAGTATCAGAAGGTAAATATATACCACCAGGAGCAAGAGAAAGTGTAAGAGATGAAGATAGTTGTTATGGGTCTTTAAAGTATGAGTCAACAGGTTCATATGACCCACCACTTCCGAATAGTATGTTAAAAATTAAATCTACACGTGGGAAACATGCCACAGAGAAACCAGTAGCATTAATGGAGTGGATATTAAAATATTTTAGTAAAGAAGGTGATGTAGTTCTTGACCCCACGATGGGTTCAGGGTCTACTGGTGTTGCTTGTAAAAATATGAATCGTAATTTTATTGGAATAGAGATGAATGATGAAATATTTGAGGTTGCTTGTGAAAGAGTATGGGGATAAATAAAATGTAAATAAAAAAAAAATATATAATGTATAATATAATGTATAAAACAAAAGCACCGAAAAAACAAACTAAACCGAAAAAGAAAGCACCGAAGGGATACCATTATATGCCGAATGGTAAATTGATGAAGGATAGTTTAATGAAAAAGAAAAAGAAAAAATAAAATAAACTATAATATAAGATGCCGTATGTTTCAATAACAAAATCAGATAAAGCAAATAAAAAATTAAAAGCAGTATTCACAAGACATAATGGAACTAAAAAAACAATTCATTTCGGAAGTGCTGGGAGTGATGATTATACAATTACAAAAGATAAAGCACAAAGAAAAAGATATTTAGATAGACATCGTAAAAATGAAAATTGGAATTCACCCGAGACGGCAGGGGCATTGAGTAGATGGATTTTATGGGGTAATTCAACCAGTAGAAGAGATAATATAAAAGCATTTAAAAAAAGATTTGGATATAAAAATTAATTCCGTTTAATTTAAATTATTTTTTTATTTTTAATTATATAATGATTGATAAAACTTATTCCAAGCATGATTTAGTCCATATAATTAATTCATTAAATTTACCAGTTGTATTTAATCATTCAGATAATAAAAAAACAATACAAGATAAAATAATTAAATATTATCATGATGATTCAGACGATAGTTTTAACAAGGATAATGTATATGATATAACAAATAAAAATGATTTATTTATTTATTTGAGTAAAAGTAATCCAAAAAAAATAATTAATGTAAAACAAAAAAATGATATAATGAATATATGTAAAATGATAATAAGATATTGTAATAATAAATATGATTTAAATTACACGACATATAAAAATATTCAAGATATTATTGATGATTTAAATTATATACGGCAATTTGGGGATATACCTTCTGTTCGGCGGTGTTGTAATTTAATAAATAATTGTCCGAATATAAAAGAAAATTTTAAACCATTAATATCACCACAAGTAAAACAGCAATTATTGGAGAAGAATATATCAAAGAAGACAATTATGAATTGTTTAACAATTAAAAAGGGTAAATTTATTCTTGACTTTGAGCATTAACTTTTACGAAGTCGTCTTTATCTTTAATATAAATTTTATTTGCTGTTTCTACCGAATGTTTCATAGTAGTAGCATCTTTATCTTGTTCTTTTTTAATATCGGAATATTTACTGCTGAGATAAGATTTACGAATCATGGTAGTGGATAATTTTATACCCCCGAGATATTTAGCAGAAGTATTCAATAATATTTGTGATAGACCATTCCGACTAAAATTAAATATAATATCACCACTTTTGTAATTATTTTGTTTAATATAAGTATTAATAATTTTTTCCAAATCCTTAGGGATATTTTCAGATATAGATTGATATTTTTTATCAGTTTTAAATTCATTCCATACAAAATAAGAAGATGGTTTTGCTCTTACAATATAATTGTTATTTTTTTTATCTTCTTCAGTTAATTTTTTAAATTGAGATGGTGTCATTAAAAGTAATCCAGCAAGGTCATTACGAGTAGGAAACCGAATAAGTATTTCAAATAAAGTGTATGCTTTTAATAAACCCATTTGACTATAAGTTAATGAGTTAGATTTTAAATTAGGTTTTAATTCAGTTTTAATTGTATCAATCATTTTTTTAATATCATCAATATGGACAAAATTAGCACCTTGTTTGGAACTTATTTTACCAGTTAATTGTTCGTCTTGATATTGATTATTTAATTTATCACGTTCTACTTCATATTTTTTAATAATATTTTTATCTTTATCAAGAGCAAGTAAATATAAAATAACAGGATTGTATATATTCCGTTTACTTGTAAAGTGTAAAAGTTCCGTAGGATTTTTATCACTTGTCAATTTATTAATTTTTTGTATAGTGTCATCAGCATTTAAAAGGAATTCCAAATTATCATATTTTAATCGTGCTTGTAATTTTTTTAATTGATGATAATATTGTTTAATTGTAGATGCTTTTAAGTTAGGACGGAATGTTTGTATTTGTTCCATTATGTCAGATTGTTCGGTTTCCATATTATATATATAGTATAATATTTTTATTTTTAAGTAATAAAAAAAGATTAATAAAAGTCAAATTTAAATTTATTTTTTAAGTTTTTTCTTTGCTTTATTAACACATGGGAAGTTGTTAATATAATATGATTCACGTTCTTCCAACTCTTTACGAAACTCACAAGGGAATTCTTCTACTAATTCAATATGGTATGAACCATTATGAATTATTATACTACTCTTCCGTGTGTGATTTTCTTTTTCACGTCGTTTGTAATCATATTTATGGTCAGATAAACGGCGATTTAAAGTTTTTTGTGTAGACCCATAATAAACATTCCCGTTTGTATCATCAACAATTTTATATATTTTACCATTTTTATATTTAGTTTCACCCATCTACTTTAAATTTATATTATTTTTCCGAGATTTAAACGATTTTTTTTTTAAGAATAAATAATCAGTAATAGGAATTTGATTAAATTTCACTAAACTAAAATAACATCCTAAAAATAAAATAAAATCGGACATTTTAATTTTATAACAATGGTCAGTTTTTTTAGCAATTTGATTACAATAATCACCATATAATTTTATTTGGTTATGTATTTTGATATTTCTTTGTAAAGCATTCATGATTAAATCTTTTGAATATTCTTCATAAATATGATTTATATTATCTGTTCTTGTAGTAAATTTACCAACGAGAATATTATTATAAAATAAATATAAATTGTATAAAGTCATTTAATCTATTAATATGTATTATTTTTAAACTAAAAGTTGGACGCCGTTGGCATTATATACGAGTGTTGCCTTAGATTTAACAAATAAGAAAACGGACTGGGGGTTGTCAGTGGTTAAGTTAGATTCAAGAGATACACCGAATTGTCTGTCTTTAAAATCTTGACCGCCGTTGAACTGACTATATCTTACACCTACGCCCATCAAAGCACCTCCTTCGGGTATATCTACATATCTGTCAGAACTCGCCATATCCATAGTATAGGCACGATTAAGATTGCCAGGACTTAACGAACTTCTATCGTGTGCTTTTTCAGGAATAATGGACTGGACGAATTGTTTAACGAGTTGTGGGTCAGATAATAAAAGAGAGGCATTGCCACTTATATCTTTATTAGTTGTAATGTCAAAGTCCATAGGGTATTTAACACCTCCACGTAGGAATTGTATACGAGTAAAATTGACAAGTGTGCCATTGGCATTGCTCGGATAAGTTGTAGCAAGACCATTTTGAGTAAGAGTATTAATATTTTTACTGGGCGTGAATGTCATAAAAGCACTCTGAACTTGAGATAAACCGAGAGAGTATTGTAGTTGAGCATTAGCAGAATTAATGGCAGTATATAGAGATGTGATGGTATTAAATTCAAGAGAACCTGAGGTTTGTGATGCCATGCTTGACATTTGGTCGGAAGGAATATCCATAATCTCACAAGTTAATTTAAGGTCACGGAGTTGGTAATGGGCGTCGGCAACATTTAATCCAGCAGTGGTAGACCCAGTCCGACTAAATAAAACATTACTATCACTATCTAAATGTATCTCTATCTGTATAGCACCAAAACTGGT